TCATTGATTATTCCTTGGTCGCCCGCGTCTAGCGATAGGTTTAGCTGTCAAAATAGCGTGTGCTTGTTCTGGATCGTAAAGACATTTCCCCCGAGTACCTTTGTTGATTGCTGCACAGCGGTCACGGACAGCGTCGGGACTAATGCCATAGTACTGAGCCAATTCAGTAGACGATACCAGTTTTGGGCTTACATCCTTGATCGATACGATCTTTGCACCGCCAACTTCAGAACCTACGAATAATTGAGGTGCTTCACCTTGTACAGTGATTTGAAAAATTCCCATTTAAGACACCTCCTTTAAACTTTGCACCACAGATTCAGGTAACCCGAAAAAATCATTTATAGTTTTATTGAATTCACCGCTTTCAATGAATTGATCCATCAGATTGACTTGTTTATCGATAGTATTCTTAGGTTTAGCCCACCAAGCTACTGGACCATCCTCTGTGTCGTTAATAGATACCAAGAACCAGTCAGCATCTCCTTTAGGTTTGCTCGGATTCCAGTAAGCGACCGCTTCAAGCTCCTCATGATCCCAATAGCGGCTAGCAACTTCTTCCGAAGCATCAAATTCCATTTCAACTTTTGAAAAATCTACATTAAAATGCTGCTTCAATTCTTCAAATTGCTCTAAAGTCATACTTTCTGAATCACCGATTACATGATCTAGATATTCACTGAATACCGGGTGAGTCCAGAAGCCATATTGATCACGAATAATTTCTGCCGGTTCTAATTGCTTAATCATCCTTTTCTCTCCTTGGCTTCATGGGCCTTCAAATATTCCGCTTTAGCAGCTGCCCAATTCGCTGCATCGTATGGGCTTAAACCTTGTGCTTTGCACCAGTTGGTGCACCAGAGGAATTGAGCATCATCAAAGTTCATTGGCTGGCTCCTGTGCTTCGATCATGGCTTTGTAATCACGCCAAAATTCCCACTTTTTAGATTTAACCTGATCCTTGTATGATTGCTCCGCAATTTCACTCCAAACCGGATCATTCTCGTGTCTTGGCTTATCGATGCGATCGATCGCCATTTTTTCCGCAATCTGCTCAGGCAGCTCTTTCTTAACCAGTACAAACCCTTCCGGCACCGCTTGGGCTTTGACATCACGTTTTGCACGTAACCACATAACCCAACCAGTATTTAAAGCTTCGTAAGCAACTTTTCGATCCTCATCATCAGTGTTGTTTACACACTCACTTTTGATTTCATAATCACCCGTATTTTCATTAAAGTTGAAAAACGGTAGAAGGTGAGAGTGAATGAACTCAGCTTCAAATAAAGGTTTTTGTTCACGCCATACAGCTTGTTTTTCTGAAATATCCATCACGCCACCTCATAGAAGCGCTTGGCTTCTTCAAAATTTGATGTGGTAAGTGGTGATGAGCCTTTTTTGTAGCATTTAACAATCTCACCATATTCAAAAACTTTGCATGCTGTTGGCAGGTCAAAGCACTGGTACATCGGCTCTTTAAACCAGTCTTCTGTATAAAACATTTGTTCCTGGTGTTCTTCAGCTGTGCCTTCCCATTCTTGAATCTGAAAGTATTCATCAAATGATTCGATCATGAACTGATTACCTTCAGCTTTAGTCATAGCTCTGTAGCGAGCCAAAGCACGTTCAGCAATTTCTTTTGATGCAGCAGGTGATTGCTCATGCGGACTATCATCTTCAGGGCAGATTCCTACGCACCACAATTTGTTATCTTCCATCACGCCGCCATCCTTAATACTTTTGGTGCCTGAGCTCGCAAAGAGACCAGTAAGGGCTTACCAACCTTTAAATATTGCTTAAGAAAAATGGCGTAGCGCTTTTGAGTGGCTTCGCTCATCTTTCCTGTGCCATCAATTTCAAGCGTAGGTTTATTTGATTTGCTGTATCGAACCAAGGCTGCATGCTTGACCAGTTTTGGTTGATACCCATCATTCAATAGCCAGTTTTCAAAAGGGGCAGCAAGGCTAAAATGAATTTTCTTGGTGCCTTTGGGGTCAATAGGTGGGTAATTCATTTCACTATCCTTTAAATGACCATGCGCAGTGCATGGCCATCCGGTCTAATGGTTAGATATTTGCAGAGCCTTCAAGGATCGTCACAAATGATGGAACACCTGGTAACGCCGTTTCAGTATCATCATTATTGAAAACGGTTTTGCCTTCGCGAATATAAGTCACAGTATCTTCCATAGACTTTTCAATCGCTTTTTCGAGCTGGTCCAAGTCGTACCACAAAGCAATATTTCCATCCTTGATGCGGTAGCGGAAACGAGCAGGAAGGGCATAGTGCTCACCACCACGATGCACCTGAATACCAAATACAATCTGCTCAGGAATATTCAAGTTGCCCTGACGTCCAGCACTGGCTTCAATGTTTTCGTTGTAGGTCAGTGACACTTGGCCATTGTCAGTACGAGTGCCGGATTTAAAATCGATATTGGTTTTGGCCTGAAGGGTATTCACGATTTCATAAAGCTCAGCTGCAGCAGGCTGATTCACATACGGCATTACATCTTCTAGGAATAATGCAAAATCCATCTGTGACATTTTTCGACCAGAGTTCGCTACAACTTTTTCAAATTCTGGAGTTTTACTAACAATGAAATGGGCAGTGTGTTTGCAATGGCGTTGATGAGCATTCGCACCATAACCTGCAACTTTTTCGGCTTGATGGAAGTCCAGTACTGCTTGAATTTTCCCACCCAGTACATCTACAAAAACCATTGAGTCTTCATCTGCAAAGCGATTAACGTAAGCGATCAGGTCTTTTGCTGTATGCAAGATTGTTGCTTGCTTAAGTTGAAGCGGGCGCTCCAATGTTTCTTCAAAGGTATGTACGCTGCCACCTTCAGGTGTAACCACGAAAGGTAAAACGTCACCAGCTGCCTGTAGAGAAGTTTGACCAATTACGAAAGCATCTTTATGCATTACTGTTCCCACTTGATTATTTAGTTCAGGGTTATTCATGTTGTTAAGGCCTTTTAATTAGCTGAGGTTTTTGAAAGTTGGTTTTTTGGTTTCCGGTAGAGCTTTCACATCTACTGGGCCGCTTGATTGGATCTGTTCAAGATTCAATTTCTGTTGGCGTGGATCTTCACGAACAAGCTGCTGTTTTCCATCGGTGAATAGAACAGTTGGTTCTTTATCGAACTTAGGAAGAATTGATTTAACGTCATCCATGATTTTGTAGACGCCGTTGCCATTTGGCTTAATGGTCAAAGAAATAGTGACCTTGCTTTGCTTGCCGGTATCCGCCGTTGCCTGGAGTGCTTCAGTAAGCAGCTCATCAATTTCTTCAGCCACAGTACCGTGACGTAAATTTTCAAGTGTTTGAGCGAAAGAGGTTTTGTTTTTTGACATGGTTATTCTCCAAAAATTACTTGTGTAAGCCGTGTTGAATTAGTTGTTTGTTCCAACAGAAGTGGCAATTGCTTCAACCTGGCGCTTAGACGCTTTGTCAGCCTGATCGATAAACATTGCCGAAAGACCTAAAAGGATTGAGAAAACTAAAGACCAAGCTGCAACATTTGAAGCGACTTCTTTCGCTACAGATTTAGGCTTTGGGTGTTGATATAAGCAATCGGAAGTCATGCTCGATTGGCCGAACTCTGGCAGGTTGCTTTGGATTGGGTTTTTATTCATAATAATCTCACTCATAGGTAGTATGTGGGTCACGCTCCAGGTTGTTGCTGCAACGCTGGGGCTTTTCTTTGTTTGTGAGATAAATTTATCAAAAGATAATTATATTAGCAATAGCAAATGATAATTAAGTTTATCTTTTTTGATAAACAAAGATAATTTATTGATATTCAAGGCATAAAAAAACCCGATGGAATATCGGGTTAGATTTGTAATTTTTTAATATTTACACTTCGCCACAGCGCCATCTTATGTAGCCTGTGATTTGAATGGCATCCAAGCTGTTTTTTTCCAAAATCTCATCAGGATAAGTGGTTTTGTCCGGGTTATCGCTCGAGATGCGAATGCTGCCGTTAATGTTCTTAAAAAACCTTTTAATTCTTAGCTCTTTGTTTGCGATAAAGGCATAAACCTTTCCACTGATAACTTCATCAATAGTTTTAACTCGCAGGTCAGCCAGAACAGCATCATCATGATTGATTGTAGGCTCCATACTGTGTCCATCACCACAAATAACACCAGTTTCTGTCATTGATAGTGAGAGGCCAGCCTTTCTTAAAAAGCTCTCCTTAAACACCAATCCACCCTTAACCAACTCTTCCTCGTTCTCATAACCAATACCACATGCGGCTTTCACGTCATACATAGGCACAATTACAAATTTAACATCAGCCTCATCACCTGATATAGGCCGCAAGATACCGTTGTGAACTTGGCTTTCACCAAAGGGGCTGCTATCACCCATCCGATCCAGGTAGTGATCTTCAAGTTCTAGTTTTCTTTCGATCTGCCTTGCTTTTGCCTCACTAACACCTCTAGCGCCCTTTTGGTTTGGCTCCATAAGCATTTGCGATAAGTAAGTTTTATCTATACCCACAGCAGAAGCAAAATCCTCCTGCTTATCAAAAATAGCATCTGACAGCATCTTGTTAATGAGTCTGCGAAGATTCTTTCTTCGGATTTCTTTAACGTTCATAAAAATAGAATTCATAACACAACCAATTATCAAATGATAACAACTCAGCTAAAAATATGCTAACAAGGCGCTTGCAAATATGATTATCAAATGATAAATTCAAAAGATAATCTATTTAGCAGTGGAATTAGCAATGAAAAAACCAATCCCTGCGCTAATTGAGTACATCAAAGGAATGCCGTCTGACCGCAACCGAGAGGACTTTGCTGCAAGATGTGGCACCTCCCTTGGGTACTTGAAGCTGGTTATGTACGGCAATCGCAATTGTAGCGCAGGCTTAGCGATAAGCATTGATAGAGAGAGTGGTGGTGTAATTTCTTGTGATGATCTATGTCCCGATGTGGATTTTGATTACATCCGGAACCAAGCACTCTCTGCATAAACAAATTATCAAGTAATTGATAATTTTAATAAACGTGAAAGTAAACAAGGTGTTCACATGGATATATCGAAAGAGACCAAAACCGCATTGCACAAGATGGTGCACCAGTCGAACGGCATTACTCCAAAAGAGTTAGCTGATCTTGTTGGCGTGTCTCATAACACGATTTTGAACTATGCCAATCCAAATATGGAAAATCATCTGCCAAGTCTAAAGGCATTTGAAGCAATGCTGACTTACACGCAAAACCCAGCCCCATTAAAAGTATGGGCGCACAAATTAGGTTTTGTATTGGTTCCAGTAGATCAAGCGGAAGGCAAGGATCATGAATTAGGTGTTCTTGAATCGCTGCTTGGCATGAATGTTGGCAATGGTGCAGCAAACAAGCAGGTTTTATCTGCTCTGGAAGACGGTGTGGTTACACCTGCGGAAATGGATGAAACGGATCATATCTTGGAAGGAATCGAACAAAAAATTCAGTCTTTGCGTAAAGCTATGAAAGGTGAGTGTGCAAAGTATTTATCAGCTCTACAACGAGAAAAAGCCTGATTTGCGAGATCAGGCTTTTCCGGTTTGTCCACCAACCCTACAAGGAAAATGAACATGAATATGATGACACAATTTAATCATAATCAACAGGGTATAACAAGTCTTGATATTTCAGAGCTTGTTCAATCCGAGTTACGAGCAGTTAATCTATCAATAGAACGACTGGCAAAGCGCGGTGTCATTCAACTCCCTCCAATGGTGAAAGTTGAAAATAAACAATCACTTAGCCCGAATAAATATACAAGCGCTTATGTTTTTTCAGGTGAACAAGGAAAATTAGACTCAATCACTGTGGTCGCTCAGCTTTGCCCAGAGTTCACAGCAGCACTGGTCAAGCGTTGGTATGATCTTGAAAACCAAAACGCCGTCCAACTTCCTCAAACTTTTGCAGAAGCACTTCAATTAGCAGCCGATCAGGCTCGAAAAATTGAACTTGACAAGCCAAAAGTGGAGTACTACGAAAAAATCGTAGTACGTGACACCTTGCTTAACGCCACTCAAGTAGCCCAGAAACTTCGAATGTCAGCCATGGCAATGAATAAATACCTTGATCAATTCGATGTGTATAGCCGCGGTGTCAAACGTGCGCGTGTATTCCAGCAATGGTTTATTGATAAAGGCTTTGGTGAGCTTAAGCAAACTGAGCTTGGATTTTCTCAACCAATGTTCACTACAAAAGGCGAAGCATGGGTAATTGAGAAGCTGACAAGTGAAGGGGTGGTGGCATGAGTGAATTAAACCTTCAATTAGTTGCTCTTATTGAGACCATGAATGACAAGCCTATTGCTTTCAATCGCCATTATGTGGCGCTTGGCTGTGGAATTAACGGTGCTCTAATGTTGTCTCAAATGGTGTACTGGTCAAAGCGCACAAAAGACCGAAATGGGTCTTTTTATAAGACTCAAGATGAATGGGAAGAAGAAACTGGTCTTGGTCGTCGTGAGCAGGAAACCGCTCGTAAAAAATTGCGTGAGCTTGGTTTTGTATCTGAGCATAAGCGTGGTGTGCCTTGTAAGGTTCACTTTAAAGTCGAGCATGATGTGCTTTACAAGGCTTTAATTAAGCTTGCACAAAACCGCCAATCCAGTATGGCGGAATCCGCCAAACTAGAATGCACAAATCAGCCCAACAGTAATGGCGGAAACAGCCAATCTAATACAGAGAATACAGCAGAGACTACCAATAAAAATAAAGATAAGGGTAATCAGAAAAAATCTGTCTCTAAAAAACAACCGTTGTTTGATGCAAAAAATATTGAACTTCCTGAAAACGTAAATCGTGATCTTTGGATTCAATTTGTTGATATGCGCAACAGCATCAGAAAACCACTCACTGAAAACGCCGTAAATCTTTTGATTAAAAAATTGGTTGGCTTTGGTGAATTGGCAAACCAGTCACTGGAAGCTTCAATCATTGGAAGTTATCAAAGTGTTTATCCACCGAAACAACAAACACCAGTTCAAAACCAACAGCCAATGCAACGCCGTCGCTTTGGCAACCAAGTAGATTCAAATCAAATGCGCACAGTAGGAGAGTCAAACTAATGAGCAATATTCAATTATTCGAAAGCGCTTTTGCTGTGAACTTTCCAGTTGAAGTGGCAGAACTGGTTTTAAACCGCATTGGTGATGTCTACGGCGCTGAGTTCACCAAGAAATACGCAGGTTATTCAGATGAAGAGCTTGTTCGGTTGGCATGCACTGTTTTGAGTGGCCTGACTCCGGCTGATATCACTCGCGGCATCTTGCGTATGAATTCTGAAGAGTGGTGTCCAAACCTTCCAAAATTCCGTAGCTGGTGTGAGCAGGGCGGTGATTGGTGGACTGCAGATATGGCATGGGCCAAAGCATTGCAGTTCGAAAATGATAAAAAATCGGAAATCACGACACTGGCAAAGCGCAGTCTTGATGAGGTGCGCCATATCCTCAACGTAGAGGGGCAGAAAGCAGCGCATTACGCCTTTAATGCGATTTATCAGGACTACCTTGCCCGGGCTAAGGAAAAAGGCCGTGTGCAGGAAATGTGGAAGAAAGAAGGTAAGACTGAAAAGGCTAAGTCTTTAACTTATGACGAGCGCAATCGTAAAGGTGTGCCGTGTCCGCCTGAATTGGCTGCAAAAGTGAAAGGTGCTTTCAAGCGTAATGGGTGGGCAGCATGAACGAGATCCTAGAACAGCGCATCACATCAATACAGATGGGCAAAAACATTACTCATGCACAGATGGAAGCTAAACGTGGTTTGCGTGACCAGCTGGAGCGTGACTTGGAGGAATTCTTTGCACGTGGTGGTGAGGTTAGGAAATTAGATCGCGGCTTTACTCATTTCAAAAATGGAATTCTTCCGGCTGGCGCTCCAAATGCTGTGAGAAGTGAGCAGGACCGGATTGATCGCGAAAAAGCGATTGAAGCGAAAAATGAAGAAATTCGAAAGTACAAAGCGGCACTTAAAGAGCAACGGCGTTCAGCATCAAAACAAAAGGCTGAGGCTCAAATGAAAGAGCAGGCTGAGGTGCTGGGTCAGTTTGTTAGTAAGTTCCCAAGCCAAGATGACTTTAAACGACTTTCTGAAATGGTGGGTTATCAAACTCGACATTTGCGTGATGCCGCGAGAGGCCATACGAAACTTGCTGTTGATCGATGGGAATTGGTTAAGAAGGCTGTAAAAACTTTTAAATCGGTAGGTGCCGTATGAACTTAATCGAAGAATTGGGTGGTTTTGAAAAGGCTAAAAAATATCTTGCACGGATGGAGATGGAAGGCCTGCTAATGGGGAGTTGTCAGACTGAAAATGGAAGAGCATCTTTTTATGACTTTACCCTGAGATCAGCTCTAGCCGACCACGACCGCACTGATACGTGCACGGACATCCGCAACCACATTAGCCCGAATACGAAGGTGATTGAGAAATGAAAGAACAGTTCGAAGTTTTCTTCATGGCTCAGACTTTCTATCTGCAACTGAAATATATCCATGGGGATCGCTTATTTGATTTTGATCAGGGTATTGGGTACCGCAATTTAACCGTACAAATCGCATATGTGTGTTGGTGCAAAGGGGATAAGGAGTTTGTGCTGTGAGTGAGTATGAAAATTGGTTTAGTGTCAGATTTCCAAATATACAGGCAACGATTGACCAATCAAATGATCAAGAATCCAAGTTATTAAAATTGGCCTGTAAAGAAGTTTGGCAACACCAGCAAGCTGAAATCGACGACCTTCGCTCCCAGCTCAACAACATGGAGGCTTGTTATATCCAGATGAAGAAAGAGCGGGATGATGCGGTTTATTTGAAAAATGAGCATCGCAAACGTCGGTGTGAGCTGGCAAAGGAGTTTACTCAAAAATCATTGCGCCTGACTGATGCTGAATTTGAATACAAGCGGATTAAAGAGCTTCAGGCAAAAGACTGTCTTCAAATTATGCGCCTAACAGCAAGAAATGAAAAATTGAGCGATGAGTTAAAAGCCCTGCGAGGTGAGCATGATTAGTGTTGGGGAGCGAGTCGCTGTGAGGTGGGGTGATTTGCGTAATTCTAATACTTCTGAATGGATGGCTACTCTTTTAGCTGGAATGGATAGTCCAAAAGGGGAGTTCTACAAAACCCAAATAACAAGAATTCAAACCCACAAGTGGCTTGGTCTGGTTGAGTTGAAAGAACCTGTTTAATTTGTTGGCTATGGTTTGATTGCAGATAAATTCAAATTATTGCGAGGTGCCAGTGACTAAAATCCTCATCGGCATCGATACAGGAGTTAAAACCGGTTACGCCGTGGCAATGGACCACGGCAACGGTGGGGAGTTGCACCAGGTGGAATGTTTAAGCATCACCAAGGCAATGCAGTCAATTCAAGAAATAAAGGCCATTCACGGCAAAGATAACTTAAAGCTTTATATCGAAGATGCTCGAAAACGTAAATGGTTTACAGGTGGTAAAGAAAAAGCTCAAGGCGTGGGGTCGGTAAAGCGTGATGCGCAGATCTGGGAAGACTGGTGTATAGAGCAAGAGTTCAATTACATCATGGTTCACCCAAAAGCAAATGCTACTAAAACCAAAGCGGATCTATTCAAGAAGATCACTGGTTGGACTGGCCGCACGAATGAGCATGCACGTGATGCAGCAATGTTGGTTTTTAAAAGATTTTGGAAGATTTGAGGGAAGACTATAAATGAGCGCAATTGTGGAAGTAAAACCAACGGTTCGAATGATGCAGAATGAATTGGCGCAATGGGGTAAATGGGCGCGTCATGCTTCATATAATCCAAGTGAATTAACTTATACCTCACCTACATATGGTTTGATGCGTTTGAAAGAGGGGCAGAAGTCGTCAGGTGTTCAGGTGATGCTGGATGATGATGCTTTGGTTGCTATTGATCACCTGGTGACACAGTTGCGCTTTTCACGGCCGGACCTGTACCAGTGGATTGAGTTTCATTATTTGAAAGGATATCCGGTGGCGGTACTCGCGCAAAAGACCGCCATGGCTCGTTATAAAATTGATGGATATTTATTGGCAGCAGAGTCTTGGTTAGACTGTCGACTGGAAGATCTAGCCTGAAATTACAATTAAAATTATGAATTTATGGCTTGAAGATGAGTTTTTAATTCAGGCCACTCTCTAAAAACTACTGTATCGATATTTGAATAAATTTTTTCATCACGAGGGTCCTCGTTGGTGGAGTGTTTGCAAGCTGATAGATAATAATTCTGATCTTGGTATGGCAAATAAATGATCCATTCACCAGTTAATTTATTTTGATCACTACGAGCTTTAAAAGGTTCTGTAGTCACTGATTTAATAATTTTTTTTATTAAATCCTCGGTAAATACAGTTTCACCTGACTCTTTTATCAAATTTTCAATGATTTTCCTTCGGCCCTTATCTCCACCTGCACCGTTGTCCATGTTTATTGCAATGGAAGATACAGAGTTTGGCAAAAAGTGCTTATGGTGTAATCCTTTTAAAGGTGGGTGATTAAAAACTGTTTCAGGTTTGGTTCTGGAAATTGAGACAGCTGATTCTAGATTGGAAATTTCTTCTAAGATAATTTTAGGGTTAATCCCTTGCTTGGATAAGCTCAATACCTCAAATTTAAACAAGGTGCTAATACGGCCTGGAGCATAAGAATCGATATTAAAATCATTACAGAAATCATCAATGTCCTGTTGAGTTACATTTTCTTTTGATTTTGATCCATCTGCGTTAACAAAGTGCAATTTAAAATTAACATCTTCAAATTTTCTTTCTAATGGCATGATTGTCCTAAATTTTTGTTTAATTGGATTTCTGATAATAGCATTTGACTTGTATACAGCAACATGGCATATTTCTGTTATAGTGATCGAAGTGTACGTTAAAGCACTAGATTGATTTAAAAGCTCGCCAAATGGTGGGCTTTTTGCATTATGGCGGTTTCATTAATTTCTAGTGGTTTTTAAATTAATGCCGCCACCCAGATTTTACATACATCAAAGCTTGGTCAAATGATCGGGCTTTTTTGTTGCCTGTAAAAGGCAGCCCATTCCTGCTGGAGTGCTGACCAGTGGAACATGCCATCGAGTAAACTTCCTTCGGGAATCTAGACTAGGGAGTAGCGTCCCGACCTAAAGAGGATTGAAAGCAAGTAAAGCAGACCGTGCATGTTAGGTGTGTGTGATTGTGAGTAGCGGTAGATCAGTTGCCGAGCTGGTCAGTATCGTAATCTAAGGCAAGGGTGTGGCAGATCGCCATATCCTTTTTTATGCGCCATTAGCTCAACTGGAAAGAGCATGGGTTTTCTATACCAATGGTTGTGGGTTCGAGTCCTACATGGCGTGCCAGATAAACAAGATTGATTATTAAGTGATATTTTTGACTAAATGATGATCAATTTATTGATAAATATAACTTAATTATTACACGTTAAAACATTCTGCATATATTTCTTATACTTATTTGTGGTGAGCAACTGGTATCTTGTGTTCATTCCTAGAACGCTACAACAACAAGTATAATGTAATACTCCACGGCCTGTTTAGCCCTCCAGCTAAGCAGGTTTTTTATTTGAAAGTAAAAGTTAATAATATGGTCTTGTATATAATATTTTAAAGTATATAATTCAGCCCAGATTCTATCGCTGTAGTTTCTTTTTCAAGTTTCTGCCTCCTTTTCCCATAAAGGAGGTATTTTTTTGTCTGGAGAAAAACATGCTCCGATTCTTAATGTGTTTATTCGGCCTACATGGTGCGACTGAGATCGATTACACGATTGATGATGAAGAAATCAAAGTGTGTCGGGATTGTTTGAAAGAAGTTGAATAACAATCACTCAAACAAATAGCCATGTCATTAGATTGAAATACTTAAACAATATGGTAGCCCTGCAAATAAGAAATAAGTTGTAGCGCAAGTCAAGCCTGTTTAATTGGAGAGAGAGTTAAACAGGCTTTTTTTATTCTTAAAATTCGCCGGACGTATTACGGCAATCAAAGCCCCTCGCATTCTAGATGTTGAGGGGTTTTTCTTTTCTTATTGGTGGTGCGTATGGATGTCAAAGAAGCCCAAAAGAATCTAAATGAATTGCATGATGAGCTGGTGAAGTACCAGAGCCTAAGTCGAGCATTCATGAATAGCAAACAGATGATCGCTATTGATGAAGTAATGGCAAACATCCGTACTCGCATGAAGAACATTCAAATCAATTTAAGTCGGAGATAGCGCCGTGGGTGCAAGTGATCAAGAACGACTCGATGCCTTTAAGCGGGATCTATACCAAGACATAGCTGATCGTAAGCGATTGTTTGAGGCTGAGACTGGTTTGGCAATCAAAGATGTTGAGTTGGTATTTGTGGATGTCTCCACTGTAGATCAAGTCAATCAATACCTGCTTAACGAAATCAATGTGACCTTGGGTGATTTAGATGAAATGCAACTCATGTGAACAGCGCCGTCAATGGATGAAAGAACAATATGAGCGATCAAAAGAAAGAATGCGGCTGTGTATCGAACGCCTTACTGGTCGAGATGCTTCAAGCAATGAACAACCAAAGCCAGGCGATGACAGCTCAAAGCAATCTACTGGCAGAACAGAATAAAGTCATGGCTCGTATCGTTGATCAGAACAATGAGCTGATAGCGATGATGCAGACCGAAGATGATGAAGATGAACCCAAGTCACCTTATTTGGATTAATGGATATGGAAGCAATTATTAAAGAGCTGAGCCCGGATAGTGTTGCTGTTGTAGTTTTCTTTAATCAAACCATGTTCGGCAATCCACATGTTCGTGAATCAATTCAACAGCAAATGTCAATCATGAGTAAGCGTATTGGAAAGACCTTTATTGCTTTGCCATGTGGAGCCAATATTCAAGAGTTAGATGACCAGCAGTTAAGGGAATTGGGTTTGATTCGTGCTGATTTTGGTAGCAATCAATGAGCAGGCCATGCCGTGAGTTCCGGTGTCGAAATCTAACCAAGTCACCAAGACAACAAGGTTATTGTGATGAGCATGCACATAAGCGTAGCAACTGGACAGCACGTCAAGATCGATCAGGATCAACTACGGCACGCGGCTATGGCCATGCTTGGCGAGTACTGCGTGAAAGCATTTTGAAGCGTGATAACTATCTCTGTGTTAAGTGCGCTGCCAGTGGTCGTGTAGCAGAGGCTACAGACGTAGATCACATCAAGGCTAAGGCTCATGGTGGTACAGATGATCCAGACAATCTACAGTCGTTGTGTGCGCCGTGTCATAGAGAGAAAACAGCTACAGAAGGAAAATAAGATGCGTAAAAGAATCACTCATGTTGGTGTTGTAGCTTCGCGCTCAGCTCACCGACTTTACGACAAGAACTTAAAAACTTTTGCGGATGATATTAAGCAGCAAGAAGCAAAAGAAGTATTTGCTTCAACAATCATGTTGCGTGCATCTGCTGACTTATTCCACTTGCTTGGTGATGAATATGAAGAGCAGTTAGATATGTTGGTCGGCATCATGAAAGAGCAGGCAAAAAATGCAAGAAATGAAGGCTAAAAATCTTCCGGATGGGGAGGGGTGGGTCGAGAGTTCAGGGCCTTTGCTTAAATGACCGCCCCCCTCCGTTCATTTTTACGTGCGCGAAATTAAAAATTCAGGGTGTTGACAAATGGGTGGAGTTTCTTCAGTTCCTGGTCGTGGCCGTAAGCCAAAACCACAGGAAACAAAACGGGCAGCTGGCAACCCGGGCAGACGTCCTCTCAATACCAATGTGCCTGAATTTGCTGACGTCGTTGATATTGATGTGCCGGAATATCTCTCGACAATGGAGTACGCGGACATGATGTGGCGTTCGGTTATTCCAGAGCTATTAAAAAACAAAGTTCTTAAAATTACAGATATGCACAACGTGGAAATGTTCTGCATGGCTTACCACAACTTGCGCGTAGCCCAAAAAGAAGTAATCCAAAAAGGACCGACATTGGAAACAGCGCAAGGCAGTACGATTAAAAATCCAGCCTTGACTGCAGTGAATGAAGCATCAAAACAGATGGCTTCTTTTGGGGCAATGCTGGGTCTGGATCCATCTTCCCGGGGTCGGTTAGGTGGTGGGGGTAATAAACCTAAAACAAATAAATTTGCGCAGGTGCTGAATATGTAGCGAGGCCGAAATGACAGCTTTCCCAAACGTTGGCATTGCAAATAGATGGGCAAAGCAGGTTGTTTCAGGAAAAATACCTGCATGTAAGTGGGTAAAACTTGCTTGTAAACGCCACTTAGATGACCTGATTAAGTCAAAAAATAAAGATTTTCCTTATAAATTTGAGTCAAAACTAGCAGAAAAGAAGATCGCTTTTATTGAATTGCTGCCCCATACCAAGGGTGAGTGGGCAATGAAGCGCCTGAGTATCACGCTTGAGCCCTGGCAAAAGTTTGGTATTGGCTGCACATTTGGTTGGGTTCGTAAAAAGGATGGATACCGCCGCTTCCGTGAAAGCTATTGGGAGGTGCCGCGTAAAAACGGTAAGTCTGCAATCGCTGCTGGCGTGGCTCTTAACATGTTTGCCAATGATGGTGAGTTTGGTTCAGAGGTTTATGCGGGTGCCACTACCGAGAAACAGGCATGGGAAGTTTTTAAACCTGCACGCTTAATGGCGGTACGTTCACCAGATTTTATTGAAGCAGCTGGCGTACTGATTAATGCGGGTAGCCTGGAGATTCCTGACGAAGGTTCTATTTTTGAGCCTATCATTGGTGATCCACCTGATGGCCAGTCACCGCATTGTGCTGTAGTCGATGAATTCCATGAGCATCCAACCTCTGCGCTGTATGACACCATGCAGACCGGTATGGGTGCACGTCGACAGCCTATGATTTTCACAATCACAACAGCTGGCTTCAATATTGAAGGCCCTTGTTATGATTTACGTGCACGTGTGCAGGAAATGCTTCTGGATACTGTGCCAGATGATGAGCTGTTTGGCTGGATATGGACCATTGATGAGGGGGATGACTGGACAGATCCGGCAGTATTGGCCAAAGCAAACCCCAATTATGGGGTTTCTGTTTATTCAGACTATCTGGAATCTCAGCAACGCCGGGCAATTCAGAACGCATCAAAGCAAGGTGCTTTTAAAACTAAGCACTTAAACGTTTGGGTATCAGCAAAATCTGCATTTTTCAACATGGAAAAGTGGAAAGCTTGCGGTAATCCAGACCTGAACATTGATGACTTTGAAGCAACGCCTTGCATGATGTGTGTGGATCTATCATCAAAAATTGATATTGCAGCACGTATCAACCTGTTTTACAGAATTGAGGATGATGGTCGACTGCATTACTACTGTATAGATCCGCAGTTCTACCTACCTGAAGACACGGTTTATAGCGGTGATGAAAAGCAGGTGGTTGAGCGGTATCAGAAGTGGTTCAACAAAGGTCTACTGAATGTCTGTGATGGCTATGAGAATGACCTGAATCAAATCGCAAAGGAGTTAATCGAAGATGCTCAGCGAGTGTCTTTGACTGAGGTTCCTTACGATGAGTGGGGTGGATTCCAGATTGCAAAAACTGTGGATGATGCTGGATATATCTCAATCAAGATGCCCAAAACTACAAAGACATTCTCACCAGCAATGAAGGAGCTTGAAGCTGCTATTGCTGCAGGTCGTTTTCATCATGATGGAAATCCAATTCTTAGCTGGATGATCGGCAACGTTATTTCTAAAACAGGAAAAAATGAAACCGAGTTCCCGGATAAGGAAAAGAAGTTTAAGAAAATCGATGGTGCTGTAGCGTTATTAATGGGCATCAGTCGGGCAATGGTGCTTGCAGGGGAACCTACAGGTGATGAATTTTATGATGATCCAATTATGGTAGGTGTTGAATGAGTACAAAGAAGCCGGGTCGGTTTGCTCAAGCAGCTTTGCGCTTCCTTGGGCTTGATGGGCATCTGAGTCTGGAGCCTGAATTATTAAGGGCATTATTGGCCACATCGAGTGGTAAGCATGTAACTGTAGATTCGGCGCTTCAATTGAGCGCCGTTTTTTCATGTGTGAGTTTGATTTCAGAAACAGTATCAACGCTGCCTCTTAAGATTTATCAGCGAAAAGCGGACGGTAGCCGGGATGTTGCAGTTAAGCATCCGCTCTACAATCTTTTGTGCCGGTCACCAAACTATGAAATGACGCCAAGCCGGTTCATGCTGATGATTGTGGCCAGTATCTGCCTATGGGGAAATTCATACATTGAAATTATTCGCAGTGCATCAGGCCGGATTATTTCATTGAATCCATTGCTACCCCAAAACATGGTAGTGACCAGAAACAAGACCAATGGAATGCTGAAATACACTTACACAGAAAGTGGTGCTAAGCGTGAAATCACTGAAAAAAACATGATGCATGTTCGTGGTTTTGGTATCGATGGGGTGATGGGCTTATTTAAGGTCCAGAAAGCGCGTGAAACCATTGGGGCTGCACAGGCTGCTGAAGAAGCCGCAGCAAAGTTCTTTGAAAACGGTTTGCAAACATCAGGTCTTTTATCTGCCCAGGGGAAATTAACGCCGGATCAGCGTGATTCACTTAGAGACAATATGAAGAAATTCATGGGATCCAAGAATGCCGGAAAAATGATGGTGCTTGAAAATGGTATGCAATACCACGGTATCACTATGAATCCTGAAGCAGCTCAGATGTTAGAAACTCGGACATTTGAAATTGAGGAAATTTGCCGCTGGTTCCGGGTACCACCATTCATGGTTGGGCATTTAGATAAGCAAAGCTCATGGGCCTCCAGTGTTGAAGGCATGAACATGCAATTCCTGACCAATACCTTGCGTCCATTACTGGTCAATATTGAACAGGAAATTGCACGGTGCCTGATTGGTGCTGCAGAGTTCGAAACCTATTACGTTGAGTTTGGCGTGGAAGGTTTATTGCGGGCAGATTCAAAAGGCCGTGCTGAATACTATGCATCTGCACTTATTAATGGTTGGTATAACCGTGATGAGGTTAGACGTAAAGAAAATGAAGCACCTATTCCTGGTGGGCATATTTATACAATTCAATCGGCATTAATTCCACTTGATCAAGTCGGGACCAATTACAAAGGTGATAATAATGAGCAAACGAAACCTGCTGCCAGTCGCTAATTTTAATGCAAAAGAAAAAGGTGGTGTTTCGCCGTTAGCTTTTGATCGTTGGAATCCTGCAATTAAAGCATCAGATGAAAATGACAATACGATTGGTATTTATGATCCGATTGGTTATGACTACTGGGATGATTCTGGTGTAACCGCTAAGCGGATCAGTGCTGCATTGCGCTCACTTGATGGCGCTGATGTTGTGGTCAATATCAATTCACCAGGTGGTGATGTATTTGAAGGTCTGGCTATCTATAACCTGCTTCGTGAATACAAAGGTCATGTGACTGTACGTGTTTTAGGGGTAGCAGCTTCAGCAGCATCGTTTATTGCCATGGCAGCTGATGAGATTCAGATTGCCCGTGCTGGATTCTTTATGATTCACAATGCTTGGACAGGGCTTTGGGGGAATCGCAACGACTTGCGTGAAACTGCAGATTTCCTTGAGCAGATCGATGATACGATTGCTGATATTTATCATGTGCGATCCGGCCTTGGTATGGATGAGCTTAAAGCTGATATGGATAAAGAGCGCTGGATCAATGGGCGCGATGCGATTGATAGCGGCTTTGCTGATGCTTTCCTGCCATCTGACGTGGTTGTTGAAGATACAAAGAACTTCACTAAAGAAAAAGTCGCTGCTCATAAGGCAGATATCTTGCTTGCCAAAGCGGGAATGTCTCGAAGCTCACGACGGGAACTTATTCAAGATTTAAAGGGTACGCCTGGCGCTACCAACCAAGCTACGCCAAGCGCTAGCAATGATGTACTCGAAAGTGTTCTTCAAAGTATGCGTAACGCTACTGAGAAATTTAGCACTTAAAACCTGATAGCAATTTTATGACCGCCTATATGGCGGTTTTCTTATTTTTGAGAGATGAAAAATCATGACTGATCAAACTAAAGACCAAACAGCTCAGGCCCTTAAAGACGTAAACACTGGCTTAAAGAATCTGACTGAAAAAGTTCAACCCATGGCTGAAAATGCTTTGAATGAAGCAAAAAAAGCTGGTGAATTGTCTACTGAAACTAAAGCGGCAGTGGATCAAGCACTTACAGACCTAAATAATCTGCGCCAAGCCCAGAATGACCTACAGGTGAAGTTGGGCGAAGCTGAGCAATTATTTGCACGTGGTGGCACTGGTAATCCAGGTACACAAGTGGATGCTCGTGCTGGTGACTTGGCTGTTAAAGATGATCGCATTATTGCGATGGTCGGTAACGTTGTACAAGGCAAACGAATCAGCGTGCCGGTACCACGTGCTGCATTGACTTCATTTGCAGTAAACCCGGTAGATGGTTCAACTCAAATCATCACTGCACCAAATCAGCGTTTATCTATTCGTAATCTATTGGCACCAGGCCAAACAGCCAGTAATGCGATTGCTTACCTACGTGAAACCGGCTTTACCAATAACGCTGCGCCAGTTGCTGAAAACACAACCAAGCCATATTCAGATTTAACATTTGAAGAAGTGCTGGAAGGGGTTAAAACGATTGCCCACTTGCTTAAAGCATCGAAACAAATTCTTGATGATCTGCCACAACTGCAGAGCTTCATCAATGGTCGTTTACTAAATGGCCTAAAGCGTGTTGAAGATGCGCAACTGTTATTTGGCTCAGGTGTTGGTACCAATTTGCATGGGATTTATACGCAAGCAGAAACTTATTCGGCTCCAATTACAATTGCGTCACCGACTCGCGTAGATACTATGCGTTTGGCAATGCTACAAGCTGCTTTGGCAGATGTATTTGCAACTGGTCATGTGCTGCATATGAATGATTGGACAGCAATTGAATTGCTGAAAGATACCACAGGGGCGTATTTATTTACCAATCCATTCTCGCCAAGCGCTCCAAGCCTTTGGGGTCTACCGGTAGCAGAAACTAATCATGCAGCAATGACTGGAAAATTCCTTACTGGTAGTTTCGCTGAAGGGGCTCAGATTTTTGATCGTGAAGATGCAAACGTGGTGATTTCAACTGAAAACGATGATGACTTCGACAAGAACATGATCTCGATTCGTTGTGAAGAGCGTCTGGCATTGGCTGTGTATCGCCCAGAAGCATTTGTAAAAGGTGCATTTCCAGCTTAATTAAAATCCTGAAGGGGCCAGTCGGCCCTTTCACCTTGGAGTTTAGAACATGAAAATTAAATTCTTAGATGCTGCAATGCTTGGAAACAAGGTTTACGTCAAGGGTGATGAGGCTGAGATTCCAGATATTACGGCTGGTGAACTCATCAAGAAAAAATTGGCGATTGATCCTGAACAAGCGGCAGCTGATAAAGCTAAAGCTGATGCGGAAAAGAAAGCCAAAGCTGCAGCCGATAAAGAGGCTAAGGCCAAAGCTGAAGAGGAAAAGTTAAAGGCAGAAGAAGAGGCGAAAGCCAAAGCTGCTGCAGAAGAAAAAGCTAAAGAAACTAAAACAAAGTAAGGTCACATCATGCCAGTTATTAACATTGAAAAAGCTATGGTTCATTTGCGAGTAGATGAAGATACTGGCGGTGATGTCTTGGCAAAGTTGAATTCGGCAGAAGATAAAGCGGCTCAATATTTGAACCGCTTTTTTTATGCCACTTCAGCTGCATGGACAGATGCGATTTCTCTCACTTTGGACCAGCTAAATTATGAGCTTGTGAAATACAAAGAGAGTTGCGATGCAGCTAATCTGGTTACAGATCCAGTCTCAAGAAATATGCTGTTATCTGCGGCTGAAAACCTTAAAAAAGAAGCTCAGCGCAATACCAAAATGGCCATGCAGGGCATTGTTATCAATCCATCTATTGAAGCTGCTGTTTTACTGATCTTAGGTAGTCTTTATGAAAATCGGGAAGATGAAACCAGTACAACGGTAAATGAGTTGCCGAAAGGCGCTTTGTGGTTGCTCGATCCATACCGTTTAGATCTGGGGGTATAGATGAGAGCAGGTCCTTTAAGACATCGCATCCGTATTGAAGCCTTTACCGAAACCCAGGATAAAACCACAGGTCGTATTACTCAAGCCTGGACAGAGTTTTGTACGGTGTGGGGAAGACACGAGGCTTTATCTACGCGTGACCAGCTGCAAGCTCAGGCAATTGACTCGAGCATGAATGCACGTTGTCGCATTCGTTACAGTTCAAAAGCAAGTCAGATTGATTCAACCATGCGTCTATATTTCCGGGGTAAGTACTGGAAGATTGACGGTGATCCAGTACCAGACAATGAAAGTGGTCTTGAGTGGTTGACGCTCAATCTTGCAGAAGGTGAATCAGAATGGCAGCAGTCGATTTAAATATTGAAGGCTTGGATGAGCTGAATAAAAAACTCAAGCAGCTTTCAAATCCTAAAAAAGCCAAGCAAATTGCACGAAAAGCCGGGCGCCAAGCGATGAATCTTGTTCGCGATGCTGCACGTAGCAATGCAAAGGAAATTGATGATCCTGAAACACGGGAAAAGATTCATAAGAATATTGTGACCCAAGGTGGTAAGAGCCGTAATCCTAATGAGATTAAGATTCGAGTGGGGGTGAAAGGTGGAGCAGGTCAGAATCAATACTCTGTCAGCACGGCTGGCTTAAGTGGTGGAGATACTCGGCACTTTAGATTTATTGAGTTTGGTACCAGCAAGATTCCAGCCACTCCATTTTTAAGACCTGCTTTAGCTAATAATGTTGATAAGGTCACAACCAAGTTTGTCCAGGTATTTGATGCTGAAATCACCAAAGCATTACGTGAGGCTATATGACAGCACCTATTTTCCCATTACTTAATGCGAGTAATGAAGTTAAGTCTTATCTGGAATCAGGCGGGATTTTACGTGCATTTGAATTTGGTCTTGCACCAGATAAACCAAAGCCGCCGTACCTGGTCTGGCAGGATATCTCTGGTATGCCACAAAATCATTTAGATTGCCCGGCAAACATTGATCATGTGACGATCCAAGTAGATATCTACACAACTAAGGCTGATGACCTGCGAAATATCCGTGAAGCAGTCCGTAGAGCTTTTGAGGTTGATAACTCATGCACTGTAGCTGGTCTGCGTGGTAATGAACGTGATCCTGACAGCAAAATGTACCGAACCGGTTTTGATTCAAATTGGTTTGTAGATCGATAAATAGAATTTTCCATATAGCACCCAACCGGGTGCTTTTTTTTATGCCTAAAATTGAGGAGTAGCTACTCATGGCAGTTAAGACAAACAAAACGCATGTATATGCAGTCGTAAATAAAGAGGTTGTTCGCTTCAGTTGTTATTCAGGTTTTGGCTTCGGTCAAGACACGTTTGGCAAGATTGATGCTACATGCATGGACTCTGACACCAAAAACTATGAACGTGGTATGCGTGATCCAGGGGAAGGCTCTATTGCTATTCAGCTTGATGATGGAAATGCTAGCCATATTCAACTCATTCAATTGGCTGAATCTGGTGACAAAGTTGAATGGTATATCGGCTCAAGCCATGCAGAAACACCACCTGAATATGACACTGCAACCGATACCATTGATTTACCAGGTGACCGCATTTGGTGGACTTTTGAAGGCTACTTAAACCCAACTTCACCTGATGATCTTGCCCAAGACTCTCTGATTACCTATTCATTCACTCTGGTGCGTACATCAGGTGTAACTACAACTTTCCGTGTTCCTGCAGTGGTGACTCCATAATGGCTAAATTAAATCTAAATGAAATCATCCAAGGCTCTTTGGTAAATTCAACCCATCCAAAGACTATTGAATTTAAGCATAATGGCAAAACTGAGACAGTTGATATTGTGCTTAAACAGCTACCTTATGCTATTACCGAGCCATTATTTACCCGCTTAAATAAAGGTGAGGATGTAGTTGCTGAGTGGATCGCTGCCGCCTTGGTGGATGATGATGGAAAAACCTATTTAACAAAAAAACAGGTTGCCGCCAACTTCACTCAGACTCTGGCCTCTGCTGTATTTAATGCTATTCTCGGTATCGAAAAAGCGCCAAAGGATGAAGAGGGAAAGTCCGATTAACATCAGACGATGAATTCTGGTGTGAATTGGTTCTCAATGGAGTTGGTGGGCGCACAATTGCTGAAGCCAAATCCAATATGACGAATGCCGAAGTTTCGCAATGGGCTGCGTTTAGAAATAAGCGTGGCTCATTATTTTTTGGCAGACGCATCGAGCAGGGGTTTGGTAACTTGATGGCGGTATATCTTGGCTCTAAAGGTGCAAAAAATGTGAAAGCATTATCCTTTATGCTTCATGAAGACCAGCCACAAGAAATGTCACTTGAAGAATACATGATGCAAAGTTTCGGGGGGGAATTGACTTAGGTCGGTTTCTTTTTTGATCAAATATTAGTATCTTATCCACACTATAAGGAGGGGTAAGATAATGAAAAAATTAATTTTAGCTGGGGTTGTTAGTTTCTTGAGTTTGAGCGCTTATGCAGATCAACCTTTGTTTTTGAGCAATGGCTCGCCGCAGGTAATGGGGACAAGTCCAAACTATATTCACCAAGAGAATACCTACGAATCAAACAAAACCACCAATTATTCAGTTGCATTTGGGTATGCTGGATCAAAGCTTGGATCAGATGATTTTTTGGGCACAGAATCTTTCGATGGTTTCTTTATTAATGCTGAATACCAATCACACCCAACCGCCAGCATTTGGGCTGAGTATAAATTTCAAAGCTCAGATGTTGATTACAACCAAGTTGCTGTAGGCTTGAAAAATAAGTTTCTTGAAGACAATAAGCTTTATTCAGCAGCATCAATTGGTATTGGTATGAGTTGGCTTGATGAGAGCGAAACCGATCCTAATTTAGGTCGAGTAAAAGTTGAGTTAGATTACTTTACCATCCCTGTAGCTTTAGAGGTTGGATATAAAATCACTCCTCAAGTTGATTTATTTGGATCATTTGGCTATCAGTGGATGTTTAACCGTGATGCGAAAGTATGCATGAATGGTGATTGTCTATCAGGCAATAGTGATGATTTGGATCTTAATGGTGTGACTTATAATGCTGGTGTGCGCTATAAGTTCTAAAAAATGAGCCTCCTTCGGGAGGTTTCTTTTTCACTTAATAATTAGTATCTTGTCCTGAATAACAAATATTTGGGGTTGGGTGTGGAAATAGTAATAGCAGTAATTGTTGGTGTGATTATTTGGTATGTTTTGAAAGCTAAAAAGGCAGCAAGTGAAACAAGTATAAATCCAAACCCAAACAACAATTCATACGCGTACAACATTGTTGGTGAGCAGTCCTATCAAAATAACTTAAAAAAGATAGCTGGCCCCAAAGAAGAAGAATCGAAGTTTTTTGAGTGCTATGCCAAAGTTAGCTCAGAGCCATTTAATCAGTATGATAAGAATGCCGTTAAGGTTGAAATTAATGGTTTGCTTGTGGGTTACTTGAGTAGGGGTGAGGCGGCCAAACTAGCCGGAAAGGTGGTGAACAAAACTGTTCCAGCGGTCATAGATGGTGGTTGGAAAGATGAACAAAGCACAGGTAGTTATGGTGTAAAGCTCGCAATTAATAATGTTAGTGATCTGGTTTAATTGGAGCTGAGAAATGAAAAAACTATTAATTATTATTGTTTTGTTTACGCCAACCGCATTGCTTGCTGACACTCAGATATCTGCAATGTCTATTGATGAGAAATGCAAGGTTTGGGAGCAAAGGGCGAGCGATTTGGTTTTTGAGTATTTTGATGGTGTATCACGCCAAGACCAGTATAAAAAAATCGATATTGCAGCAAAAAGCGATCCAGAAATTGAATTGATCATGAAAAAACAGGTGGATGGTGTATACGACCATATTCCATTTGTGCAAAATATTGAAATGAGAGACTATTTTCAAGAAGGTTATGCAAAAGAAATTTATAAAAGTTGCATTAATAGGTATGTAACCGAAAAACCTTAAGATAACCCATCATTAAACCCCGCTTATGTGGGGTTTTTTATTGCCTGAGGAAAAGTTATGGCAGCAGCATCCCTTGGTCGGTTGACCCTAGATTTAGCAGTAAAACTCGGTTCATTTGAACAGGGTATGACGCAGGCAGAACGCAAAACCAAAGACACCACAGAGAAAATGGGTAAGGCTTTTGGTGGATTTAAGTCTCAAGTTGCCGATGCTTTAGGTGGCACTCAGATCGGTTCAATTGTTGATTCGTTTAACACTAAAATTGGCTCTCTAAAGGGTGGGGTTCTAGTTGCAGGCGCTGCGCTTGCTGGTATGGCTGTTGGAGGTATTGCGGTAGCTACTGGCGCATTGGCAAAGATGGCGATTGATACCGCTAAAGCAGATGCGCAACTTTTAGTCTTGGCAAACAGCGCAAATACCAGTGCAGAGAATTTTCAAATTCTTCAGCATGCCGCATCTGGTTTGGGTGTAACGCAAGATCAGCTTGGAAGTATTCTTGCTGATGTACAGGAAAAATTAGGTGAATTTAGTGCAACTTCAGGGGGTGGAGCTGCTGACTTCTTTGATGCGCTAAAAAACAACACCAAAATGACAGAAGATCAAATCAAGTCGTTCGGTAAAACCCTGCAAGGCAAGGATGGTATTGAAGCAATCCAGATGCTCAACGACAAAATGGATGAGCTTGGAGTTACATCTCAGGAACGTCGATTTGTATTTGAAAGCTTGGCTTCAGACCTCGGTAATTTAGCCCCAATATTTGCAGAAAATGGAGACCTTTTAGAAAAATATGGTGATGCATTAAGAGACGCAGGTGTAATTAAGTCAGGCGAAGCACTAGAACAGTCAAAATTATTGGCAGCCCAGACTGAATCGGTACGGATGCGTTTTGATGGCTTAAAAAGCCAGTTGGCCACTCAGATGATGCCTGCTTTAAATAGCCTTGTAAGTCACTTTATTGATGGCGCAACCAAAGGTGGTCAGTTTGGCGGCATTATTAAATCAGTTGGAGTGATTGCGCGAGGCGTTGGTGTTGTTATTATTGGTGTTGCAGCATCCATTGAGGTGATGATTAAGGTCATTGCTGGACTTATAGATCAAGCCAAGAATGTCGCTAAGACTGCGCTTAACGTCTGGAATGCGGATGGTGTTGTAGCCAAAGCTAAAGCTACATGGAATGGCTTAGCAAATGCTGGAACATTGGCGGTAGGAACTTTTGTGAGTGGTGCTAGTGCCATCCAAAGTGCAATGGATGGCGTTAGTGCTGTATGGGATTCAGCGTCTACCAAAACGGATAAATTGACAGAGGCTAATCTAGCGATTGCAGAAGCCGCAAAACAATCTGCTGCTGGGTTAAGAACCAACACCAAAGAGGCTGATGAAAACGCCAAAGCCAAGGAAAAAGCAGCAAAAGAAACCGAAAAACTAAACAAGCAATTACAGGTGAATGCAAAGGTTCAATCTAATGCGGCCAAGTATAATTTTGCTGGAATTGAGGGTCAGTACCAATTACCAAAAGGTCTTTTGTCAGCAATCAACATGCAGGAAAGCCGTGGTAATGCAAACGCCATAGGCCCTATGACTAAATACGGTCAGGCAAAAGGTGGATTTCAATTTCTTAATGGAACTGCAAAACGCTTTGGCCTCATTGGTAATGCTGTTTTTGATACAGGAAAATCAGCAGAAGCGGCGGCAAAATATTTTCAATTCCTTTACAAAAAATTCGGAACTTGGGAGAAAGCCATCTCAGCCTATCATGCAGGTGAAGGTAATGTTGAGCGTGGTACTGGCTTAGGCCCAATCAATCGAGAATATGTAAAAAATGTTCTTGGTTATATGGATGCAGCCTTAAAAGGCGTAGGAACTACCGCAAATGATGCCATTCAATATGTTGATGAAACGTATAAGGCTCAACAGTCTATTATTTCAAAGTACTTGAATGAACGGGAGAAGCTTGAGCTTGAGCACGCAATCTCAATTCAGGAAATTAGAGAAGCTTTTGCAGAGAACGACCCTCGTCTTGCGAAATATATAACCCTTCAACAAGCCGCATACGAAAAAGACGTTGCCGTATATCAGGAAGCTCAAAAACAAAAAGAGCTGAGTGATAAAAAGCAACTGCTTGAAGCAAAACGTCACTGGATGACTGCTGAAGATTATGCCCGTGATTACTACGCAATAGTCCGGGAGGAAATCCTTAATACAGCTGAATATTCACCAGAGATGAAAAACGCTTTGGTAAAGCAAGCCAATATTCAGCAAGGCATGGAACAAAATGCTGAGCGTGAAGGTGTGTGGGAAGATTACAAATCCATGATGGGTTTGGATAAATCGCCATACCAGCAAGATATGGATTTACTTGCTGAAGCACGTAAGCAAATGCTGATTACGGAGGATGAGTACCAACAGCAAAGACTTCAAATGCAAATGGCTTATGGTGCTCAATATGGTGCTGACTTTGCCGGCATGATGATGGGCCTTGTGGATTCCTCAAGTTCTGCTTATGCAATTCTTGGCGGTATTCAGAAGGGAGCAGCTTTATTCTCAACTGCTATGAATAGTTACACGGCTATTTCGGCAGCTTGGGCATCAGCACCTTTCCCATACAATTTGCCAGCCGTTGCAATGGCTACAATGGAAACAGGGTTATTACAGGCAGCCGTTTCGGCACTTACTCCAGTTGGTTATGCGGATGGAGGATTTACCGGATATGGTGGTAAATATGAGCCTGCCGGTATTGTCCATAAGGGAGAAGGTGTCTTAACTCAAGAAGAGATCGCTGCATTGGGTGGGCCGTCAGGATTCTATGCGCTTCGCCAATCTATTAAGAATGGCTTTGCGGATGGCGGTATAGCCTTGGATGCTCCGAAAGTTTTGAGTTTTGATAAGGGGCAGGATGCTGGAAAATATATAGCCGAAGCCCGTGAAAGTAATTCATCACCAAACGTCAACCTAAACCCGAACTTCGTTATTGTTGATGAGCGTGAAAAGCTCGGAGATTACCTGTTTGGCCCAGACGGCAAGAAAGCTTTTGTGAAGTTCTTTAAACAGAACAAACGGGAATTAGGATTCGCATAAGCTCACTTCGGTGGGCTTTATTTTTATCAATTTGAGGAATTTGAAATGAAAACATTAATTGCTTTTGGTGTGGGTATGACTCTTGGGCTTTCTCTCAAGAAAAAAGCCAAAATCAAAGAACCGAAGATTTTTGTGGTTGATGATCGTAATTCCCTGGGCGAGCACTTGTTTAGTGATGAGGCTAAAGAGGTTTTTAAGCAATTTTATAAGGATCAAAAGCCGAGCTCGTGAAGTATTATAGTCGGCCTCACAGATCAGTGAGTGAAATATCTGGTTTTTCACCATTCAAGCAGCATAGAATGTATAAAAAATTACCGATGTTTATTCTATGAGTTCCATTCAGCCCAAATCAAAGCTTGAAGAGATAGCAAATATTTTTGCTAATGAATCAATCAAGTTTGATCTCAAGCCGTTTGGTGAGGGATCTAGACTTATAAGTAAGTATAGAAAAAATATGAATGAGCTTATGTCGTCTGATCCATATGAGGCCTATACAGGCTTAGGCGTGCTTAGTGCTTATGAGAATAAATATGATCTTGCTCTAAAGTATTTTGACGCTGCTCAAAGGCTGGACCCAACATCCCGATCCCCAAAAATAAATATTGCTACCTGTATGCTACTTGAGGGGGACTTGGATAAGTGTGTTGACACTTTATTAAACGCGTTAAATGACTTTCCAAATGAACCAATGGTTGTCAGCACTACGCTTAAGGTTTTATCTATGTTCTTTTATTTTGATGAAATAGATCGTCTTAAAGGCGAAGGTCGAAATAATTCTTCTCTTTGTAGGGTTGCTGCTGAAGAATTGGAAGATACTCTTGATGTTATGGACTTCATTAAATCTACAGATATTGACCTAAGCGTATTAAGAACTATGAAGGTCTTAGCTAATCAAGAGTTTTTCTCAAAGTTCTCTATAAATTCCTCATATGTATCAAACTACAATGTGGATTGTGATGATGTAAAGTTTGATGAAGTTGTATATATTCCACCTGAGTTATTTGGAAATATGAGTGCGGAAAAAGATTCTGTTATTTATGCAATGAATGAATCATTACAGGAAAAATTTGTCGATTTAATGATGCATTATTCATTGCAGGAAAATGCGGAAACACTTTTAAAAAGCTTCAGAAATATTTCTATCTATTTTTTAGCTGATTCAAGAATTAAAAAGAGTTAATCAATGGATTTTAAATTATTTGATGAGATTGCAGATCATATATCTAAGTCTGGATATGAAGAAATAGAATGTCGCCGAAGAACCAGCTCAGGCAGGCATTACTATTTTATCTATCATACTGTTAAGGACTGGCTGACCAAAAACCATCCTGAAGTAATTAAAAATATGGGCGGCAGCAGTCATGAAAAGCTACAATTTTGCATGGAACAGCTCTGTATTGATTGCTCGGATAAGAAGTTTGGCATGTTAGCTTTAAAGCTTAAGACGCTACACAGAATAAGAGTTCATGCTGACTATTATCTTGATGATGAATTCTCGGAAGGACAAATAACGATGATCAAGAAAGAAAAAGAACGAGTTTGTGAACTTCTTAGAGAGCTAGAGACAAAAAGCTAAATAGCTTGGCGATATTTTTCAATATTTAATTTTCACCGCCTAACTGGCGGTTTTTTAATGCCCGCAATTTGAGGACAAAATGAAAATACAAACGTCATATGGCGAGGTGCACGTATTAACAAATTGCCCTCTATTGGATTCGACTGAAAGCCTGGAATGGATGACTGAAGTTCATGAATCATTTGATGGTAGTGAAGAGCGTTATCCATTGCGTGAAGCACCGCGTCAGATCCTGAATTTCAATTACACCCAGCTGCGTAAAGCCATGGGTGATATGTTTCATATGCTCTATGCAAATCTACGTAAACAATGGGGCATTCCGCTGCGCCAGGTAAAACGAGCCATTCCAGATATTGTTGATGATGATTACATTATTCTCGATGCAGCAGACACCATAGCCGACCTTAGAGTCGGTTTTGCTTTTATTGAGAGCAATGAAGGTGCTCAGGTGGTCGAGATTGTTAGTCGTGGTCGTTACATCATTATTCAGGAAGAAATCCGGGACCCGGAAACGGATGAAATAATTCAAGAACTGATCACTGAATACCAGGATGGCTTTCGACTGGCCGCCAATGTGACTGTGACCAATGCGGTGATTATGCCGCTACGGATCTGCATCATTGATGGCGATGCTTCAATCAATGCGGGTGGTTTCTGGTCCAATGCCTCAGTTGTTTTCCGAGTGCTGGCAGAAGATTTACCAGAGCATGAAGGTGATGTGCCAGAACAGTACAAAGGTAACGACCTGTATTGGAAGCCATTACTTCTGGATGGTGACTCACTGGAAATGACATTGACCCAGCATCAGAACATTGTCGATGGTGCGGTGGGTGGTTTTCAGCAGTACACCCATCATGCAAAACCCAAGTATCTCAAGCCGTTTACTTCAGTTTTGAAAGACTGGTCAGAGTTTAATGCTTATCGCCGGTTCTTGTTTCGTCGGTCTGGCCGGTCCCGGGCTTTCTGGATGCCGCTATATGAAAAGCATCTGAATATTTTAAACACCGGCAACATCACCACAAGTTTAAGTACCAATACTAAATACATCGTTGAGGCGAACCGCAAGCATATTGCAGTCAAGCGCAAGGATGGCAGCTGGTCAGCACATGAGATCACCGGCCGGACTGGTGGTTCACTCGCGGTTTCACCAGCAATTAATGCACATCGAAATGACATTCAGACCATCTGTTATTTGGGGTTGCATCGCCTGGATGCAGATCGGGTCGAGTTCCAGTTTTTAGGCGCCGGTAAATCAAGAATTACTGTTCCAATCGTGGAGATTGATAACTAATGGCACGTTCAGAACTTTATCAATTTAAGCATGGAGACAAGCAGTGGTTTTTCACCAGTGCACGTAAAGCGATTACTCATAACAACATTGCGTATTTTCCGGTGCGCGGTTTAAGCCGTGGAAATATTGAAGATGCTGATATCGATAAGTGCGAAGTTGATCTGACCTTTCCGCATCCGTATCCGCTTTTCAATGATGCTGATGACAATTTTACCCAGGTCTTTCTGAACAAAATTTATCTGGAATCGGTGTATTTCACCCTGATCGAACTGGACGGATCTGAATCACTGGTGCTGTTTAAAGGTCGCGTGACGCAGCCAAAATTCGATGACCGTGATAATGCGATGACGCTTGTCTGTTCGACTGCAGAAAGCTTTATGCGTCGAAAAATCCTCACGCGTAAATATCAGCGTACATGCCCAAATACAATTTATGACAAGTATTGCGGCCTTGATTTTAATGAGTGGTCATTTGATGTGACCGTGACTGCGATTAATGGCCTTGATGTGGTTTTTACGATGAATCCAACCCAAGTCAAGGACGAGGAAGGTAATCTGGTATTTGATGTAAATAACAATCCAATCATGGAAACCAAATCCTATGCACTTGGCTGGCTGAATCGTGGTGTGCTTAAAAAGGACGGTGTTTTTACTTTCATTACAGGTAATGGTGCAAATGGCAGCATTCGCCTGTACCGCCAGCACATCGGTTTAAAAGTAGGTGATGTAGTGCGTGTGGCACCCGGTTGTGATCAGTCACTAAAAATGTGCCATGAAAAATTTAACAACCATAAGCGCTTTGGTGGTCATCCAAATATGCCGACCGAAAACCCGTTAGAAACTCAGTTGATTAAGTAGGATAAAGATGAATATTGATATTTTATTAGCTGGTTTTGATGCGTCTCAAATCGAGCAAGCAAAATCGATCATTCCCTTACTTGCTTGGGCAATTGGTGCTGCAATTCTTTCGATTGCAGTGGGTGTGTATACTTTTTTGCAAATGCGAAAAATGCAGAAAAAAAATAAACCAAAACCAAATCAGCTAGATGGCACAATTGCGGACGAAGGTATTTCATTTCACGACATTGCTGGTAGTCCGCATGTGCATGCCAATATTACGGATATTTGGGATAAATCCACTCAAGCGATTAAATCCAAGTCGGGTAAGAAATGAAAATTTATATGTCTGATATTCGAAAAGCAAAAATGTGCTCGGGCGGAACCCGGGCATTTTTTTTGCGCCAAGGTTGGGACTGGCAGGATTTTCTTAAAAATGGCCGTGATGCTCAGGATTTCATAAACACAAAAGATGCAATGGCTTTGCAAGTGGTAGAGGTGGCGAGAAATGGGAAAAAGTAGTTCACAGGTTGTTGGGTATCGCCATTATGCAAAGTTTGCAGCTTTTATCGGGAATCGTATTGAGAAACTGATCGGAATCAATTTTGATAATCGAAAATGGGTTATTCACGATCCATTAAAGCATCCCCCAAATTTACTCCCTGTATTGGAGGGTAATCTTTTTGGTGAAAATGAGGGCGGGGTATCTGGAAACGTCGATATTCATTTTGGCTATCCAGATCCAGAGCCAAATGCAGAATATCAGAAATACTTTCCTTTGGTTTCAGGCTATCCATATCAATCATATCTGGTGTTTCGAAGTCTAACAGGCGGTGCGCCTAGTTTGGGAGAAGGCTTAAGCCCGGCAGGCTTCTATCTAGGAAACTCAGGCTACATGAAAGAAATGTTGCTTTGGGTGAAGCGTATTCATGTGAAAAATAATGGTGATGTGCAGTGGTATGATGAAAAATCAGAAATTGGGCAAACAATTAAATATGGCAAGGATGAAGAATTTGCACCGAGCGGATCATTTGTAGTCCCTAGCAGTTTTAGTATACCGATGAATTATTACAGTAAATCACATTTTAGTGAGGGGAGTGGTAGCCACGTTGGTTCAGGAACATACAATGCAAATACCAATGAGATTACCGGATCAATCGACCTTTTGGTTGGCGGTGCAGCATCTGGTGTATTTGATCCAGAGCAATACTGCGAGGCACGATATGATGTTCAAATTCCGGATATCGCTGCATATTTAACGCTTGTTGCTGAGTTTGAATTAAGAAAGCCAGATGATCAGGTGAATGTGATTTGTTCAAGTTTAATCAATTATGACATTGTGCAGATGGATAACCCCGAAACACTCGGGCATAGATATAGATTAACCGCTGTAGTTGCAGCACCTACAAATTTCACACTCCAGCTTATTAGTAAAGTTAGCCGTGGAGTTATGGGGTGCTTCATATCTTTTCTTAGATTTGATCTAGTGAGCGACAAGATTCGCGAAACCGAAGGACCGGATATTAACCCTATTCACAAAATCCGTGAAATTCTCACTGATGATGCAGCGATGGGTAAGCCAGAATCAGATGTGAATGATGTGAATTTTGTTAAAGCAGCGGATCGAATCTGGGATGAAGGGCTTGGTATTTCATGGGCAATCGATGAGAAGTCTTGTATTGAGGCAATCGAGGAGCTTTGCTATCACATTGAAGCTGGCATTCGCGTCAACCGTCAAACCGGTCTATATGAGATGGTTTTATTTCGTGATGATTGGTTTGCGGAAGATGAAATCCACTCTGTTGCTGAAAACAAGATCAAAGATTTATCGCTTGAGGTCATGAATAGTGATGACATTGTGAATCAACTCAATGTCACTTATTACGACCGTGAACGTATCAAAAATTCGACTTTTTCGGTGTATGAAAATGGATCAATTCTGACTATGGGCAAAGTAAATGCTGAGTCTATTGATTTCCCATATTTCATGAATATGCGAAATGCTGAAATCGTGGCTAACTGGAAGTTAAAACAGTTTTCTACACCTGCATGGTCGGGAAGCTTTACGACTGGCTGGAAAGAAGCGCGTAAATGGAATCGGTACGATTTGATTCGCTTGCCATGGTCTAAAAAATGGGATGGCACAATCCTTGTTCGCATTATGAAAATTAATCTCGGAAACGGTACTGACAACACTGTGACAATTGATTTTGAAGAAGTGATTCCGTATTCAGGAGAAATGAATACTTCGATTGTAGTTGACGCTCCAGTTGATGCTGGGCCACAGCCACCACAGCCAAACATCAATTCAGTATTTGAAGCGCCATATTATTTAACCGTGCTGCGCGCTGGTCAAACAAATGCTGACTTAGAATTGTCGAATAACCAGATATCGGCTATGTCGCAGCAATTGCAGCAAAACCGCAAAACAATTCACTTAATGCGCTGCTATTTACAGATGGTGGTGTGGGTGAATTTGAACAGGTTTCTCGACTTGATTACTGCGATATTCTGCAACTTGATCAGCCGATTAATGAAACTGCGTCAGCTTTTGTAGTCACAGGATCGCTAACCCAAACAGCAAATTCAAATAATTTGATCTTATTGAATGGCGAGTTGATGGGATTTGTGGCGTTTGATGATGCAACAAAAGTCCTAACTGTGAAGCGCGGTGTTCTGGATACAATTCCGAAAAAGCACAATTCAGGCAATTTATTTGTTTTTGATTTACCTGATGTTGCTTTTGATTCGACCCAATACGCGCAAAGCGAGATTGTTGAAGCACAAGTTTTAACAACAACGCCAAGCGGGATTCAAGAGCTTTTAACAACAGGAACAGCGGTTGAAATTCAAGCGCGTGCAATCCGACCTTATCCGCCAGCAAACGTGAAAATAAACAATGAATACTACCCATCATTGGTGCGCGAAAACATTAACTTATCTTGGGTTGATAGAAACAGATTGCAACAAACAGGCGGTGAGATATTAGGCTTTTATGATTCTGGTGTAACGAAAGAGGGTGGGGTTGTTTACGTTGTAAACCTGTATAACTCCTTAAATGAACTACTTGTCACAAAAGCAACAGAGTTAAATTCAGTCATCATCGGCCAAGATGAGTTTACCGCATCGAATGCGCGTCTTGAAATTATTTCTATCCGTGATGGTTATGAATGTTTTCAGAAATTTGTGCATGAATTTACTGTTGAATCCGCTGTTAATCAATTGAAATTTACAACACCTTACACTAGACCAATTGGCAATAATGTCGTATTAAAATTCGAGGAAAAATAAATGACACAATACTCTTTACCAAATTTGTCTTGGTTTTGCAAAAAAACACAATATACAAACATTGTTCAAGATGGTGTTGCTCTTAACTCTTTAAGCAATACATCCGTTCCTAGATTTTTTATCAGCTTGGTGGATGATATTGTATTGCCAGCAAATTTTGACTTAAAAGTTCGGATGCGAATAGTTTCAGAAGGCGGAGCGGCTTATGGCAACAGCGGGATTACGATTGGAAAAAGAGTTTCTATTAATAATGAATTGTTCTTAATTCTTAGAAATCCTTTCTTATCATCAGGAAATTCATGGTTATTCGCATAACGGCAAACAGTTCATCAACCATAGGCATCTCTACTCCGGCAAGCCAATACAATACAAAGTATTCAACTGCGAAAGACATTTGGTTTCGAGTAAAAGTTCAAGATAATGCTTTAAGTTATGCGATTTGGAATGATGATGAGTCAGAACCACTATTGATTTCAGCCGGTGCAATCCCAGTTAATGCTCGCGGTACTTTAAACTCGAATGGAGGCTTGATCATCGGGCACTATAGCGAAAAGACATACATCATAGTTAAAGAAATTCGAGTTGGAACAGATAATGATGCAGCCCCTCCCTCAAATCCTACAACTTTCATAACTGGGACATTATTAAAACCTGATAACACGCCTGCTGGACTATGCGGAGTTAGAGTTTATTCAAAAAAATCGGGAGTATTGATAGAAGAAACTACAACTGATGAAAATTGGCTTATACGCAATTGAGTCGATGTTTCCTACTTCTGCACTTGTTCAAATTGTCGGAGTAGATCAAGACAACAATGAATGGAAGCCACCAATTCACGAAGCATATCCAGTTTTATAGCACCCGATTGGGTGCTTTTTTATTACCAAAATTTAGGGGGCACAATGTCAAATGACTATTTGTCTGATCCGCCTGCAGCCACATCCGGGCAGTTGCTTGCCATATCAGAAAGTATTAGCCAACTACGCCAAGAGATGCGGCAGGAGATGCGAAAACTGGAAGATGTGCCGCAAAAAATTGACCGCATGAGCATGCAGTTTGATCAGCTTCAGGAAAAGCAAAAACACCTGGATAACAACCTGCAACAGGCAAAAGGGGATTTTGAAGCAGATCTAGACCGAACAAAATCAAGTATTCGAGCTGATATAAAGCAGCTGCGAATGGATGCTGAGGTAAGGCACAAAGAAGTCGATATGCAGATCCGGGTGCTGCATGAAAGTAAAACCAAAATAGATAGTGTGACCAATCTGGTCCGTTGGGGTGGTATTGCAATCATAGGTGTCTTTGCTGCCGCCTGGAACAATCAAACTGCCAAAACCGACACAGTGAATGCACAAGCAATGGCGAATAGTCAAAAAATTCAGGTCCTTGAAAAACAATCTGATCAGACCCTTCGCACCTTAGAAGAAATCCGCAACAAACTTTATGAGCGAAATGTGAGAGAGGAAAAATGAAATTAATCCAAGAAAGTGCACTTCAGTACTTATCCGTAAAGCTCCCACTACTGGGGGCTTTTTTAATGCTTGCAGTTTTAGTTATTCAATGGGCATTAGACTTTAATTTTATCCCTGAACAATATGCGCCTTTTATTATTGGTACTGTATTGCCAGCACTGAGTTGGGTAGGTCGTAAAATCGCACAGCCACAATTACACAATCAGTCCTTAGGTTTTGTCACAGTTACAGCAGGGCATAGCAATACAGACCCCGGTGCAGTCAATGGCAAAATGAAAGAAGCCGATCTGGTCGTCAACTTCCGAAATGCAGTAACTCACTATTTACGTGAAGCGGGGCTGCAGGTCAAAACCGATGGCACTGGCACCAAGAACGACCCATTGTCTGCTGCTGTAAAATTGATTACAGGTTCAAGCGTGGCAGTCGAATTCCACATGAATGCAGCAACATCAAAACAGGCCAATGGCGTTGAAACGATTGCTTTGCCTAAAGATAAGAAACTGGCACAGGATTTATCTAAAGCTGTAGCCGATGCACTAGGCAGTCGATTACGTGGTGACAACGGTTGGATTGATCAAAGTAAATCTGCGCGTGGCCGTCTTGCTTATGTGAATGCTGGCGGTTTGATTGTAGAGCTTGGTTTTATTTCCAATGAAGACGAACTTGCCAGATTCAATGCACGTTACTGGCTGGCTGCTAAGGCTGTGGCCAAAGTGCTGATTGATTATGAGGCTAGCAAATGAGCGAGTTTAAAAAAGTAAGCGAAGTACTACTTGAATCACAAGGCATTTACTTCATTGAGTGTCCGGGATGTAAAACCTTACATCCCATCCATGTTGGTGAGCAGCATCGTATCCGGTGGGGTTTTAATGGAAATGTGGATGCTCCAACATTGACACCGTCATTGATGGTAAATCAGGGCCATCCAAGTCAATGTCACTCTTTCATCACCGATGGAAGAATTCAATTCTTATCAGATTGTCACCATAGCTTGGCAGGTCAGACAGTTGACTTGCTACCAGTGGAAGAATTCTAATGTTGAAAAGCCCTCTAATGAGGGCTTTGTTTTTTACTTTAATAAATAATTCCTCAATCCCCACCCAGATTCCTTCCTAAAAATCTCCCCATTCTTTATCGTGTGCTCTATGTAAAAGTAGGTCCATGTTTTCATTATTATCTCTCACGTTTTTTATTTCAAAATAGATGATATAATCAGCTTACGCAAGGATTCTAAGACTTGTGGATAAAGTCACGTTTAGACCAAGATTGTCCCATATTAAAATAACCTATTGTTTTTACTATAAAGATACTACGTTGACATCGTAGAGGTCAGCAGTTCGAGTCTGCTTATACCTACCAAAATTAGATTATAGATGTATTTATATGTACTTATATAGTCACTAAAAGCCCCTAAATTCAACAATTTAGGGGCTTTTTTTATATTCTATGCATTTATATGGATCTATATAATACAGCCCTATTTGTATCACCACGTGTATCACTGTTTAATAATCTAACTCGGTGATACAAGGTATAGGGCATGTTACGGAAAGATATAAAGAAACGACCACTCAGTGAAAAAACATTATCTTCTTTAGTACCTGAGGAAAAAGACTATAGAGAACTCGACGGCGCTGGCTTATATTTTTTAGTCAAAAAATCAGGTGTTAAAAATTGGCAGTATCGTTACAAGAATTCTGAAGGTAAATGGGCTTGGATGGGTCTTGGTTCTTACCCTCAAGTGAGTGCTCAACTTGCTCGTCAAAAAGCACGAGAATTTACTTCAGCTCTTTCTAAAGGTGAAAGCCTGAAGTCGAAGAAAGTACTGCTCGAGGAACGAAAAGAGCTTGAAAGCTTTTACTTTGAAAACCTAATGAGAGAGTGGTTGGACACTAAATCAAGTAAGTGGGGTGAGGCAACATACACGAAAGCTCAAAAATCTATTGAGAAGCACATTATTCCAGTATTTGGTCAAGGTAATTACAAAGAGATTACGCCAAAAGAGTGGTTTGATTTTTTCCAAGGACTACAACGTACTTTAGGCATTCATACTCAGATTGAGAAATTGGTTTCATACGTACGTGGTTGCTATGACTGGGCAAAGTTTAAAGGCAAGATAAATTCAAATCCAATAGAAGGCATGAGCAAACATCTAGATGCCTACGAGTCAGGGAACATGGATTTCGTGACTGTTGATGAATTACCAGCTTTACTTAAGAAAATTCGTAATAATAAAAAGCGCGCCATCGGCATTGGTCTTGAGCTGCTTATGATGCTATTCCCACGTCCAGGTGAGTTAAGGATAGCAAAGTGGGAGCAATTCGATTTTAAAAAAGCCTTATGGACCAAACCTGCAGAAATGACCAAAACACGTCAGGAACATCAAGTCCCACTATCTAAGCAAGTCATTACATTACTCACAGAGTTAAGATCCATTCAGCCAGAGTCTGAGTTCTTGTTTCCGAGCCGTCTTTCTGTCAATAAAACGATTAGTGATATGACATTCAATCTAGCTCTGAATCGCTTGGGGTATAAAGGAAAACAGAATCCTCACGGTTTTAGACATCTTGCAAGTACCATTTTGAATGACGCATTCAGTAATCAAGAACAAGTGATAGAAGTATGTTTGGCGCATAAGAAAAAAGGTGTCAAGGGTGTTTATGATAAATCACAGCATTTAGATGAACGCCGTGTGTTGATGCAGTGGTGGGCTGATTATTTAGATGAATTGGTCAATTAAAAAGTAAACCTTTTTCTTGAACTTAGAATAAAAAATCTCTGGAGATTTTAAGAGCTGTGATCAACTGCTATTAACGTAATTTTTCAGACATAGTAATGAGACGTACCGAGTTAAAGAAAAAAGGTTATTTGGCAGATACAGTTCTTACTGCACTAGAAGTGGAAATGCAAGACTATCGATTATGGGACAGTCCAAATTTATATTTTTTTGTAAAAGCAAATGGCAGCAAAAGTTGGCAGTTTAGGTATAAAAAAAGAAATGGAAAATGGGGGTGGAAAGGGGTAGGAGCTTACCCGACTATTAAAGCTAAAGAGGCAAGGGTAATTGCGAGCGGCTATCTGAAAGAAATAGAAGCAGGTACATTTTTAGAAGTTGATAAGTACAAGTTATCTTCACTTATAGAAAGCTTACTTGATAAAAAACAAAAAAAATGGAGCCCTAAAAATTTTTCTAAGATGCAATTATCGATTAAAAAACATATTTATCCTGAATTTGGAAATCGTGATTTAAGAACGATTAAAACCATGGAATGGTACGAATTTTTTGCGAGATTAGAATATGATTTAAAAATCCCAGCACAAATGCGCAAACTACTTAGCTTTGCAAGAGAGGCGTACGATTGGGCTTGTATATATTGTGAATATAAAGAAAATCCTGTGCGAGAGGTACAGGGATTTTTTGAACGTCATAAAAGTGGAAATTTCAAATTTGTCGATTTAATTGAATTGCCAGACCTTTTGTCTGCAATTCGTTCATATTCTAGTCGTAGTACAGCAATAGGTTTAGAATTATTGCTTTTACTCTTCCCACGCCCTGGTGAGTTACAACAGGCGAAGTGGGAACAATTCGACTTTCATCGGAAGATTTGGATTAAACCTGCAGAGATGATGAAAAATAAAAAAGAACATCGTGTGCCTTTGCCAGACCAAGCAATTATATTGTTAAAAAGATTAAAAGAGATACAGACACCATCCCCATATTTATTTCCCTTACGAAATGACCCAATGATGGCAATGAGTGTGGATACCTTCAATGAAGCGTTAATATCTTTAGGCTATGAGAATAAACAGCATCCACATGGTTTTAGGCATTTAGCATCAACAACGCTTAATAATAAATTTAGTGAAAAATATCAAATTATTGAATCTGCACTATCTCACGTTAAACAGGGTACAAAAGGTATATACGACAAAGCAGAGCATTTCCAAGAACGAGTTGATCTAATGCAGTGGTGGGCAGACTATGTCTATTCACTGAGTTAATCAATCCCTGAGAAAATTTAAGAGTCACCCCATGGGGTGACTTTTTTTTCCAGTTTTATATCAAAATAATTTTAAAATTTTGGTCTCTGATACGCTCTATTTAATATCTTTATTTGAGATTAGAAATGGATTGTGTGATTGATAGAAACGAATCAAATTTAATTGAAAACACTGAACAGACTGAAGTATTAAACATTGTTCAGATAAAGCCTTTCTTATTGAGTTACAACACGGTATGTAAGCTTCTAGGTATAGAAAGAAACGCATTGCGAAGATTAATGAAGAAAGATGATCGCTTTCCGAAACCATTAAAAATGGGATTATCACGTCAAGCAGCTGTCTATTTTGATCGGGAAGAAATTGAAGCCTGGTATCAAGGGTTTAAAGAAAGATGCCGAGGTCAAAATGAGAAAATTTAAAAAACTAAAAAGGATTTTAAACATGGCACAAAAATCTGGAAAAGGTTTCATTAATAAGAAATATGCATTAGTAACCAAGCTATATCAGCCGTATATCAATATGGAAGTAAACCAAGTCGATATAGAAGATATTATTTTCAATATTGATAAGAAAGCATTGATATTGGGGGATGGTTTTTGGCTGAAAGTAGAGAGAAAGACTTATATCTTTATTGGTAATACGGCGCTTTGCGTGTACGTGCATCTCAAATACGTCGGAATGGATGAGATACTTCAGCAACTCTATGGAAAACGAGAGTTAACTGAAGAAGAGAAAGAAGAGTTACTCAAAATAAGGTATTCTTGAGTTGGGAATGACTAAGGCATAGGAATTCTATGCCTTTTGACTAACTTCTGCAAAGTTCCTAATATGGAACTTAAAGCTTAAAAATAAATTATTAAGTACCTTTTTAGGGACTTAGGAAGGGTGCATGTTAAGTAAGTCAGATTCTCCTAAGTATATTGCAGAAGAGTTTGGAAGAAGACTCAAAAGATTAAGATTGAATAAAAATTTGCGTCAAATTGATGTGGCTGAACATTCAGGTTTGTCCCGTAAAATAATTATAAATGCGGAATCCGGTAATGTGACGCTCGAAAACTTAATCCAAATTCTTTATTCACTTAATGCATTAGACCATTTAAATAGTTTTTTGCCAGAGCCACCTTTATCACCTATACAGCTTTTAAAACTAAAAGGAAAGGTGAGGCAGAAAGCTTCAAATACCACAGCGATGAAAAAATTAGAAGAAAATGATTTGGGTTGGTAGGAGATATTAAATTGTATTAGTTCAGACTTGATCGTACATTCTTCTTGAAAAAGAGAAAGTTACCCGTTTTGATAAAGGTGTCGAAATCTTAATCAAACAAAGGTAACTTTCTTATGTTGCATACTAACAATCAAATCATTAAACACAAAGTAGGTCTGCTCAATTTAGCTGAAGAGCTTCAGAATGTATCCAGAGCATGCAAAGTGATGGGTGTTTCAAGAGATACATTTTATCGCTATCAAGAGTTAGTGAAGTCTGGTGATATTGACGCACTGATCAATAAATCCCGTCGAGTACCAAATTTAAAAAACCGTGTAGATGATGCTACTGAACAGGCCGTTATTGATTTCGCAATTCAATATCCCGCATATGGTCAGCACCGTACTAGTAATGAATTACGCAAGAAAGGTGTATTCGTTTCAGGGAGTGGGGTTCGCTCTATATGGCTTTGTCATGATTTAGAAAACTTTAAGAAGCGTTTAAAAGCACTTGAGGCTAAAGTGGCACAGGATGGTACTGAATTAAATGATCAGCAGATTGCGGCACTTGAACGTAAGCATGAGGATGACGTTGCTTGTGTTGAAATCGAAACAGCTCATCCAGGCTATTTAGGCGCGCAAGACACCTTTTATGTCGGGAATCTCAAAGGTGTTGGACGAATCTACCAACAAACATTCATCGACATTTATAGCAAGGTCGTTCATTGCAAGCTCTATACAACAAAAACACCGATTACAGCGGCTGATTTACTCAATGATCGTGTGTTGCCATTCTATCAATCTCAGGACTTACCAATGCTTCGCATCCTCACAGACAGAGGTACTGAGTATTGCGGTAAGGTAGAACAACATGACTATGAGTTGTATCTGGCAGTTAATGATATTGATCACACGAAGACAAAAGCAGCTTCCCCGCAAACAAATGGTATATGTGAGCGTTTCCATAAGACGATTTTGCAGGAGTTCTATCAAATTACGTTTAGGAAGAAGCTTTATAGCTCATTGGAAGAATTACAGGTTGATCTAGACGATTGGCTGAAATTCTATAATACTGAACGGACTCATCAAGGAAAAATGTGCTGTGGTCGTACACCACTTGAAACTTTACTTGATGGAAAACGGATTTGGGCTGAGAAGAATTTAGCTCAAATTTAACCTGACAGGCACAATAAAAAATGGGTAACTGTCAGATCAGGTTTGAGCTAGTACACTAATCTCCATCCAAATCAATTGAGACACTAAGTCCTGAAACTGCTTTTTCATAGCATCTGCAATCTGATGAGAGTATTTCCAATCTTAGTAAACCGTATCTGCAACTCAGGTTGCAAGATCAAATGCATGAGCTGCAGAATGTCACATCCTAGTAATAGAGATGGTCCCACTTGTTTGAACAACTAAAAGCTTATTTATAAGTGATATTCTGCTCTAGTTAAGCTACCTTATTTTGTTGTGGTAGCTGGTCATAGTAAAACTCATCTGGAGTCATTTTGTCCAGACTCGAATGAGGTCGTTTCAAATTATAAAATTCAAAATAGGCATTTAATTGCTTTTTCGCATCAAAAACATTGCTGTAGGCTTTGAGATAAACCTCCTCGTATTTAACGCTCCGCCATAATCGTTCAATCATCACATTATCAACCCAACGACCTTTACCATCCATGCTGATTTGGATGTCATTTGATTTTAACACTTCAATAAATGCATCACTGGTAAATTGACTGCCTTGGTCTGTATTAAAGATTTCAGGTCGGCCATATTTTTCAATAGCTTCATTTAATGTTTCTATACAAAATGCAACCTCCATACTAATCGATACGCTATGGGCAAGCACCTTACGGCTGTGCCAATCAATCACAGCACATAAGTAGACAAAGCCTTTTGCCATAGGGATATACGTTATATCCGTTGCCCACACTTGATTACTCCGTTGAATATTCAATCCTTTGAGCAGATATGGATATTTACGGTGAGCTTGATTGGCCTGACTTAGATTTGGTTTACGATATAACGCATTAATGCCCATTTTCTTCATTAAAGTACGTGTATGACGTCGTCCTATATGATGTCCTTGACGGTTCAATAAATCACGCATCATACGGCTACCTGCAAAAGGGTATTGCATATGTAATTCATCAATACAGCGCATCAGCTTCAGATCTGATGCACTCACAGGTTTTGGGCGATAGTAATAACAACCACGGGAGACTTTCAGTAGCTTAGCTTGCTTAGATACTGAAATCTGAAGTGAGTCGTCGATTAACTTTTGTGGTTGAAGCGGCCCAGTTTCTTCAACACACCTTCTAAAAAATCAATTTCTAATGCCTGTTCACCGATTTTTGCATGTAGTTTTTTTAGATCAATGGGCGGTTCTGCTGGAGCTTTTGATTGATCGAAGGCTTGCGAGGAAGCTGAAAGCAATTGATTTTTCCAGTCGATAATTTGGTTTTGATGAACATCAAATTCAGCACTCAATTCAGCAAGTGTTTTTTCTGCTTTAATCGCAGCAAGCGCTACCTTAGCTTTAAAGTCATTTGAATGATTTCTTCTTGGTCTACGTGCCATAAAATACTCCATATATCGATGTTTATAACATCATTTGGGGAGCAAAATATCACTTATAGGAGTTGTTCAAATTTACGGAGCCATCTCTTAATGACTCATAGGCTTAACCATGGTTCAGGTTAATTTATAATATGAAATTTAAAGAGCATTCTTATTAGTGAAAGGAATTAAGGATGCTCTCTATTCTAAAAACGATGATTTATTCAGACTGTATAACCATATAAAAAATTGATAATAACTCATTAGAGAGTTCTTGGTAATTGATAATCCCTTGCTTGTTAAAGCCATATTTTTCAAAGTACTGGTTGTCTGTAAAGTAAGCAACTGCTTCAAAAGTATTGAGGTGTTGTGCTACATCTAACTTGTTGCAAAATATCGGATTGAACTGAAGTTGTAGCGCCGTAGCTTCAATGATTTTTGTCGCAATAATTTTAGAAATTTGACGGACATTTAAATTTCGAATTACTGGATGGATCGAAAAAGGGATATGACTCGGTGAACTGCTCATAATAGATTCCACGATAATTTTACTTAAATGGTCTGTTATGAAAGAATGCAAAGGTAAAACGTCGAAATTTTACATCTTTCATTTCAGTGATTTGAGATGAAAAGCATGAGTGCTTTATTGTCGAGATAAGGCACTCATGCACATACACTATTCTTCATATTAAATTTCCTCTTTTAATTTCTTTTGATGATGTCTTTTTGTCGAAATAGACAATAAAATACTGACAATATATATATTGAAAATTGTCGATATAGTCAAGTTTTATTGTCGATTTATGGTGTTTTATGCTGGCTGAAATGGATTCTGAGTTGTTTTGTGCTCGGCTCAAAGAAATAAGAAAACAAAGAAAATTGACTCAGCAAGAACTTGCTGAAAAGTCTGGTATTCCATCTACGTCGATTTCACATATTGAAGCTGGCTCTCGTAAGCCCTCTTTAGAAAATTTTTATAAGCTTGTGGTTGTCTTAAATGTGTCTGCTGACTATCTACTAGGGCGTACAGCACGTAGTTCAGATGTAGGTAACGATCCAATTGCTAAATCAATTCAAGAGTTACCTGAGTTGGAGAGAGAGATGATTGAGAAATTCATATTGTCTTTGCAAAAATAA